AAAGAAGCACGATGGCGGCAAGGATGACCGCAACGATGAAAGCGATGTAACGCCAACGGTACGGGTCGGGAACGGGCGTTGAATCCTTGTGTTCCTCTTTTCCCGTGCGCACCAAGTTCGCGTTGTCCTGCTTTTCATCCTTTTTCTTCGTTTCCTTGCTTTCGCCCTTTCGTTCGTCTGTTTTCTTGATTTGGGTCTGCTTGACCGACTTCACCGACCCTTTGACCTTTCCGATGCCGGGCAAGTCAAGTTCGGTGTCCGCATCCGGGTTGCCGCCGGATGAATCGGTTTTCACGTCACCATTGTTGAAGAACTCAATTTCGGTGATGATGATTTCCCCGGTCTGTGTCCGGGTCGTGTCAATCACCTTGTCCGTTGTCTCTGTTTTGGTGACATGGTTTTCCGTACTATCAAGGGCGTATTCCACAACGTCCTTGGTTACTTTGCGCGATGTCCCGCAAGATGCAAGGACAAAGGCCGCAATCAATAAAAACAATACTTTCTTCATACTTCAAAGGTTTTTGATGTCGTTCAATCTTCGCAACCATCCCTTGATGAAGCGTTTGTTCGTGTGCTTCAACTTCTCTTGTTCGGTCGCCCGCCGTCCGATTTTGCGTTCATACGCTGCAACGGACTTTGATACGATGTCATTCAAGAAGTTCACACGCGCCTTGTATAAGGCATCGAACAATTCATCCGGGTCGGCAAAGTTCACGGCGTTCAAGGTCTTTTGGCCGACAATGCCGTCAACCTTGACACCAAGGATTCTTTGCGGAATCTTGATGCCATGCGCACCCGAACCCCAAACCCAATCGACAAGGATGTTGGCGACTTTCTGCGATTGGATGTTGTCGGCTTTCCAACGATTCCAAAAATACGGGATGAACACGCGGTCGCGCACATCCTGCCTTGAAATCTGCTTCAAGTCCTGCACGTCAATGTCACCGTCCACGTCCTTGTCATAGCCGCATTGTTTCCATGTGCCGATTGTCACGCCCATGTTGGTTGCGCCGCCGGAATCGGCGGGGTCATTTGCAAAACCGCCCTCCCATTTAAGGATGAACGGGAAAAGTTTGTCGCAATTAGCCATCTTCTTTGCTGTTTAAGGGTTGTTCACTTGTCCCTTTGTCGCCCGGCATGAGTATGTCGGACAATGGGACGTTCAAATGTCGTTCCGCTTTGTTGACCATGATTCTTTGCATTGCCTTGGCAATGGGCTTGTCGTTTTCCGATGACCAATTTTCAAGGCATGACCAAAGTTCATAAAACAAGAACACGGCAACCGCAAAACGGACGGCCAAGCCATCATCCGAATGCCGGACGTTGATGTCAACGTAACTTGCAAGGATAATGCAAAGCCAAGCAATAATCATTGTGGCAAGTATTCGCCATTTGTATTCTGACTTAAACTTGCCGTCCGACTTGTCCGGGTATTTTGCATGTACGCGCCGACCAAGGAAAAAGGCCGATATGACATCAAGGATGACGGCGATGAAGCACGGGACAAAGAAGTCAACCGATGTTTCAACAGCCAACAACAACCCCGCAATGATACTTGACAACCATTGCATCAACTTTTGCGCGATATAATATTTCAAGTCGTTCATTTCATTTTAAGTGAATTGAAAACACTTTCCGACTTTGACGATGGTTGTGTCCATTGGAAACAAGTTCAACGGTTTTTCGCCGTTGGCCTTGCGCTTCTCGTTGATGGTTGGCAATTGCGTTTGGGCTTTCTGAATGTAGCCAATCAGAATGTCCGACCCGGTGAAACACGACCGCCGTTCACCAACTGCGTTGCCGCTTGCGTCCTTGGTGAAGAAATCACCGTCCGCGTCTGCTTGCTCGTTGAAAGTAGCAAGGACAACTTGCATCTGCATTCTCAACCCGGATTGATTCTTTCCCGGAAACTTTGTCGGCTGTATCAAGACCTTTTCAATCAAGATTCGCTTGTCGAATATATCTTCAAGGTCGATTCCCTTGCCGATAATCACATCCGATTCAAGACCAAGTTCACTAAATCTTGCCATTGTCGAAAACGGTGTTTTGGTTAAACTTCGTCAAGGATTTCAACGGCCAATGCGTCAACGTCTGCACGGAACTGCAAATATTCCTTGTATTCGTCAACGGCATCGGGGTTGATTTCAATGCCAAGGGCGTGTGAGTTGTAGGCGTTCACAAGCGCAAATTCGGCGGATTCGTCAATAACGTCACGGATGACCGCTTTCTTGATTGAAGCCTTTGTCGGCTTGTCCCAAATGCGGACTTCGTGACACATCCAACCGATTTGTGTTTCCTCGCTCTCGCCCTCTTTGACACCCATTTCGGGTTCGATGTTGTAACGGATGATGGATGAACCGTCATTGTCATGTTCCAACGCGGCGGGTTTGCCGTGTTCCATGTCGTAATGCGCGTTTGGCGCGATTGAATCTAATCTCATAAGGCAAAATCTTTTGAATTTTTGAAATTAAGTTTATTGAATCACAATACTTGCACCAACCCCACCAAGATGCGATTGCCTGCTTGTACTGCATTTTGGTTGGCAAGACCTTTCTTTTGTTAAACAATGCCACCCGGCGGCAAAGATGTTGTTTTATTCCCTTGCGCAACCTTGTATGTGTGTGGAAAAACACATAACCAAGAAAATCAATTCCCCGTGAATCTACCGGGAACACTTGCCAATTCTTCTTGACTTTCAACTTCAAGTTGTCGTGAAGATACTTTCGCATATCAACAAGAAGATTGTGCAACCATTCCTTGTTGTCCGATAGAATCACAATGTCATCGGCATATCTGAAATAATACTTCACGCCCTTTTCTTCTTTCAACCAATGGTCGAAATATGTCAAGAACAAGTTCGCAAAGTATTGTGACAAGTAATTCCCGATTGGAACGCCATATTCAACCGAATCAATGATTTCGTCAAGTAGCCAAAGCAACCGCGAATCCTTGATTTTTCGGCGGACAATCTGTTTCAATATTTCATGGTCAATACTTGGGTAGAAATGCCGGATGTCGATTTTCAAGCAATACTTTGTCCCGGCGGGGTCGTTTTTCAACGTGTAACGCATATCTTCCGCGCACTTGTGGATTCCCCGGTTCTTGATGCAAGAATAGGTGTTCGGCGTGAACACGGAAACCCATATCGGTTCAAGAATGTTCATAACTGCATGATGAACGATTCTATCCGGGTAATACGGCAAACGCGAAATCAAGCGTTCTTTCGGTTCAAAGATTGTGAATTGATGGTATTCGGACGTTTTGAACGTCTGATTCTTCAACGCTTCGTGCAATGCAAGAAGATTGGCTTCACGGTTCTTGTCATGTACACGCACACCATACGAACGCAACTTTCCCTTGCGGGCTTTCTCGTCCGCAAGACGCAAGTTGTCGATGCTGATTACTTGTTCATATAAGTTGCCGATTCGCTTCATGTTCTTACTTTGCTTGAATAGTTGGGCTTTTCGGCTTTCGCCTACCAAGTCCGTTTTTCGGATGAAATTTTTTGCCCTTGGATTTCTCCAAGTCATGCCGCCGGGATGTCCGGGGCTTTTGTGGCAAGGTTTCCTTTGATGCGATAGGTGTATATTTTATCAAGCAACGCTGAGACCCGATATTCGCATTCGTATTCGTAGCCGTATTATTCGTATTCGCATAGACGAACCCCGCATTCGCGTCATTATTCGCATTACCGCTGAACAGAACGCCACGACAAAGGACAACCCTTTGAATATCTCTTTTTTTGAAAGGCGGGGCGGCTTTGTTGCCGCCCTACCTTTGAAGTGTTCACCAACCTTTCACGCGGCAAGGATGGTCGAATTTCGATTTTCCGCTTCGCGGCGATTAGGCTGCCGGGATGAAGCAAAGCCGAGACCCGAAATCCGCAAACGCATCCGTAGCCGTATGCTTCGCAGCCGCATAGACGAACCCCGCATTCGCGTCATAATTCGCATTACCGCCGAACAGAACGCCACGTTCGGATGTCCCGGATGATGGGATTGACTGATAGAAGTAATCACAGAAATATGTCGATGAACTGCCGCCGACACTTAACGGCATGATTTCGCCATATTCGCCAAGGACAACTTCTTTCACATAGCCCTCTGAACGTGCAAGGTCGCCGCGATAGTCGTAATTCGACACGCCGGATGACGTGAAGTTCGCCGGGTCATCGCATGTGTAGAACTTGGAAAGTCCGCCGTCTGCTTCTGACTGAACCAAGACTTTGCAACCGTCAGTCCATTTCCAAATGTGGCCGAACGGGTTTTCAACGCCACGATACGATGGAACGGAAACAACCGTTGCGTTGGTGTCATATCCGCCCGCTTCAAGGGTGTAGTCAACGCAACCCGTGTGGTTGCCAAGGCTGTTTGTAGTTCCGCAAGGAACGAAAGGATTGTAACCGTTAAAGGTATTCCATTTCGTACCGTTCAAGGTAGTAACGCCCGCGCCAAGACCGCCTTGATGGTAGCCGTTGGCATCCAATGCGGCGTTGAATGATGCTTGTGAATTGAAATTGCAATACTCGATTGCAAACATCCACCAAAGTTCTTTGTGCAAACGATAGACGTTGCAATTCCATTCCGATGAACCGCGATTGCGGGCATACGCACGGAAATTGGTCAACGAAATGTTGGTTGCGGGACGGCCAAGCAATGTTTTGTTGGTTTCATCCCATCCGCTTGTGTTGTTTCCGCCGCGATAGTCTGCATCGGTGTTCACAACGGATGCCAACTTCGATGTCGAACGCTGAACGGCTGCTTCATAGGCCGAAATATATGCCTTGTTCCACTTGTTGAAACCGGGCAATGGTTCGGTCGAAATCAACGCACGGCGTTTCAAACCGTCCATTTCAAAACGATAGTAGCAATCGGGCAACTCAACCATGACTTGACCGTCCGCGCCCGTAAGGTTTGCAGCCGCGCCGTTGTCACGCTTTGTTGAATCGTTTGCATGAAGATAATAGTTCACTTCACCGTTGTCTTTCAAGACGCAACGGCGAATCAATGACTGCACGGGCAACGATGCGTGAAGTTCCGCTTTTCCGATTCGTGTTGGTACGGGATTGGAAACGCTTGTGTCCCACTCGATGCCATAATAGTAGTCATACGCAAATTGCGGGCGTGTGCCGCCCATTCCGATGATAAGTCCCATATTAGTAACCGAATTTGAGATTGTTTGACAATGATGTCGTTTTGATGACTTTCACGATTTCGGGATTCCAACCGCAATCAAACTTTGTTGTCACGGTTTCCCCGTCCGGCATCCCTGCAAGTTGAACTTCAAGTTCGACCGGGGCAATGCCATCGTTCTTGATGTTGAACGGCTGACCATCTGCAAGGCTGAAATCCTTGGTGTCAAGGTCTGTCACCGTTCCCATGATTCCGACTTGTGCGGAAACCATTTCACCGCTTCTTGTTATCATATTGTTTCAATTTTAGAAATTTGATTGTGCAAAGATAATGCTTTTGTGTGTTACAATGATACATTGTTGAATAACGCAAGCATAACTTTTGCCGTTAAACACTTTCCGGCGGGGTCGGTTCGTCTTGGATTTCCCAAGACTGAACCACCTTGCCGCCAACAATTTCAAGCGTTTCGACAACGACCTTTCCCGGTTCGGGCGTTGGTTGTTCGCTTGCTACAAAGTCAAGAAACCCGGATTCCCTCAACTCTGTAAGGTATGCGCCCGCCCGTGAATCAACACAACGCAAGTCAAGCGGTTCACCGGGGACGTATTTTGCCAATAGAAGTTGTTTCGATTTTTTTGCCATATCAATTTCGATGTTGTATAATCATGTAACCACCATTATAATAGCGCAAGACAAGGATGTCGCCTTTCGCCATGTCAATGTATGAATGCGCACCACCATCATTGTTGTAGATTTGCGCACCCGTGCTTGAACGGACGCGGATTGTGTTCGGCATATCGCGGTCACACACAATTTCAAGGTCAAACATGACAACGGCGTTTGAAACAATGCTATTGATTTTTGTTCTTGTCGGCAAGTCAACGCCAAGCAATGAACTTGTGTTTGCCGTGAAATGAAATTTGTGTGTAAGTCCGATATATGAACTAATAATGTCGGTGTATGCTTGTCCGATGTAACCCTTTTCAAACAAAGCCAACTTTCCGATTCCGAACTGATT